GTCCTTCTTAGATTAATAGGGTATCGAAAATATGCTCCCAGTATAGAGTGTTCATTACCCCATTAATTTAACAGTTAATTTTAGTGCTTTGCTAGAAGCTCAATGAATAGAGACGGGAGTTTCTTCTGCTGCTTCTTCGTAGTTTTCTTTAGACGCACCCCGCTCAAACATGTGCATCTCTCCAAACTCAGGTTCAAAGAAATCGCCTACTACAGCCATGACCAGCTCAGGATCGAATGGCTTGCACGAGAACACATCCAGATACATCTCTCCTGTAGCGTCTACAAAGTGAGCGCAGATGTTAGACGTCTCGATCAACTGAGTCAGCGTAAAGCCAGCTTTGCCAGCATCGTGTTCAGCAAAGTGAACAGCTTCTGGCTCTCCGTAGGCTTTCATGCCGATTGTGGGAACTAGCTTTTTACAGAAAGCGATAATGTTGTCCTTGGAGGTTATTTTTTCTTTGTTGCATCCCCCTAGATCGACTGAGAGATGCCATCCCCATGTGTATGTCATGTTAGATTAACCTTGCGCTTGTACCTCGATAGGCAGCGCCATAATTAGATTGAGATTTACGACCTGCTGCATGGTCCATGAACTTCTGGAGTTCACGATCCAGAGCTTCAGACTTCTCTGCTGCTATCCCTCTGTCAGCGTCCTGAGCCATTTGTTCGACCCAGTAGTTCACAGCGATGGCTAGAGCGTCCAATCGGTCGTCGTGTTTGAGAGCGCCCCTGTCATAGGTGACTCGTGTCATTTGGTAGACAAGGGTTTTGGTGAATTTAGCGTCAGCCTCGTAAGCCTGAGCTGTCTTATAGTCATCCTCGATCACCTTTTTGTCCACTATAAGCTTATGTCTGCTTATAACTGGCTCTAGGGTGTCTATGATGCGTCTTTCCTTCTGCGTGGAGTGCTTTACTTCCTCCACCATGCACGGGTGTATCTTGCTTACTACAGGCTCAAAGAGTGCCTGATACATGCCATCGCCAAAGTTAGCTTCTATGATGATATGATTCACCAGCTCATCTTTAGCTATCTTGGCTAACTTTTGTAGCGTAGGCATGTCATAACCGCCCGGTAGACCACCAGCTTGTGTGACAAACAGGTAACCATTGAGCATCCTGATCACAGCATAGCCTGTTTCGTCCTTGCCTCGTCCACTAGGGTCGATAGACATTACTGTTCCTGTGTACTGAGCGAACGTATCGTCAACAGATGCTGGCATGTAGAACCTATCGCCAGCCATAGCTAGGTTAGGTAGCTCCTTTAGCTCCCTTTTGTAATCAGGAAGCCAGTTGATCTTCATAGGAGCCTTCTCTTTGTCTATGTCCATGACAATGAGGTCTTTGATCTTCAGCGGGAACCTGTCTTCATCAGAGAGCTGAGTGTTCAGCATGAACTGTAGCGAGAACCCTGCACGACCGTACTCAGCCTGTCTGCCTGCTAGATCGATGTCAGTGAAGCGGTCAGGGTCTGCTGTAGTCCCTTCAGGACGCTTAGCCATCATCTTACGGATGTAAGGGGCTAGATTGTCACTATACTTCTCTGACTCGTCCTTAGTTGGGACTAGCGCTGGCCAAATACGTGTCTCAAAGGTCTCTGGAAGCTTGGCGTAGATGGAGTCTTCAGTCTGGGGAGTACCCAAATAGATGATCCTAGCGTGTTCCAGTGGCTTCAGGACAGCAGAGAACTCCTTAGTACGCTCCAAGAGCTTCTCTCGCATATCAGCAGTAGCTGCATTGTTCAGTACCTCCACGTCATCAGCGATGATCTCGTCAGCACGAGATCCAGTTATCTGTCCAGTGATGCCAACAGACTTAACTGAAGGTGACTGGTCAGCCTTAGCTGGACCTACGTCGAACTCGATGCGGCTATTCCGCTGCTCTTCCTTTGGTCGAAGGTGAGCTAGAATGTCCATCTCCTGTATCAGGCGCATAGTGAACGTAGAGAACGCATCAGCACGCGACTTGGACGCAGAGACAACGAGGAACTTGAGCTGTGGGTCACAGTAGAGCCTCCACAGGACGTAGGCAGCAGTGATAAATGACTTACCTACGCCCCGGAAAGCTTGAATGGCTATCTTTGTAGGGCCGTTCTGAAGGTAGTTAGCTATGTCGTACTGGATTGGAGTAGGGTCTGGTAGGGAAATGTGCTTCCAGACTAGGTAAAGGAATAAACGAAAATCTTTTTTGAGAGGGTCTTCACTCATACAATGAACCTACTTCTCCTCCTCCTGACGCTGAACGTGCCTTGGCTGCATTAATAGCTAAATCCATGCTTGCATAACGTGGAGAACGTTTACCTGTCAAACCTTCGTAAGTGGTGTGAGCATCATAAGCACTAGCCTCATCTAAAACGTGAGGCTGTAAGTTTTTATCCCACCAAATACTAGGATAATTCGTTGCCTCGCTGCCTGACGATCCTGTGTAGTCTGAGGTTAGGTATTCTGTAGATTTACCTCCTAACCCTACGTCTTGTGGAACGTGCAAGCTTGTATTGAAAGGAATTAAGTTAGGCTGCTCTTTTGTAGATGCAAAACACATCAGTTCGCATACTCCTCAGCATCGTCAAACTCATTATGTATCGGAGTAAACCGTATACGGGGTACCTTCAATGTCATATCGTATTTCCTTATTTGGGGCATTAGTGTAGGCGTTTCCGTATATGTCGTATTCAACGTTAGGGTCATCGTCGTTCACAGGAGTAGACTTTGGTTTACTTTTACTTTTACTTTTTGGTTTTATCGACATCGGCTCGGCTGGTTTAACGTCAGCCTTCTTTATGTTCATTTTGCTCATCATGGCTTTATCAGCCCTGAAGAAATCAGCGTCATTGTCTGAGTCACCCCAGTTTATATCAGCGCCGCTCACCACATTATTACCTGTAGTTTGTACATCAGAAGGAGATACTTCTCCTGCCATTTTTGACATGTCTACACACATTAGCACTTCCACCTTCTCATTGAGGCTCTGGCACGCTCAGCGTTCTTAGACTTCTTCACTATGCCAAGCATACG